TTCTCCTCAATTTCATAGAAGAACTTATCAGTATCTTCTGTTTTCCATTGACTTGTGTTCTCTACGTTCCACTCAGAAGTTTGCACTTTCCAATCTGGAACATTGTTTTTCACTGTAAACGAAGGTATGTCCCAAATACATCTATTGTTAGGTTGTGCTGCATAGTTCCCATCGTCGAGAGCTATGATATGTGCACACTTGTGCTCGTGCGGTATCTCTGAATGATCCGTATCTAATATATTAGACTCTGGGTGTGCGAAGTCAACAGTAAATAAGTATTTACCGTGGTGCCATTTCTTATCTTTTCCTATGTATTTACCAGCTTGTGCTTCTAAAATATCCCAAGAATGAACAGCAGGATAATAGCTGAAACAATTCCATAACTGAAGCTCATCAAGTCTGCGTCTAGGAACGGCTTCTGCCTTAAAGCCTCTTTGAATGAATGCACTAATCGGGAGACGGTAGAAGATAGCTCCATTTTCCATAATACAATGAAAAAGGATGGAACGCCCCGTAATAGCCGATAGACCAAAAATAATACAGTCTTCAACTTCTCCATGATGTTTCTTAAGGTCATAGAGATACTCTTTTCTTATCTGTGCGTATTCTGGTGGTATGTTTGCGTTTAAATATGCCATAATAAATCCTCATTTGATGCTGCCCCAGTTATCACCTTCTTCATAATCTACTTTGTTTGGAACTTCAAGTGTGACCGTTGACTCCATTATCTCCTTTATTTTTTCTGCTTCTTGTTTATTTTCTATAGATATATCTAATTCATCATGAACTTGTAAGTGTGGTAGTATGCCCTCAGAATGTAAATCTATCATAGCCTTTTTTGTCATGTCAGCTGCGGATCCTTGTATTAATCTATTCAATGCTTTGTATGTGTATGCTCTCCTGATCCCTGGTCCGTGTTCCGCGAGTGCTGCATCGTGAGGCAATGGTTTATGTATCCCAAACTGATTAGGCTCCCACAGGTGAAACCTACACAATCTACCTAGAAGAGTTCTAACTTTACCCCTACGTTGTGCTCTGTCCATAACGGCATCCATAAGCTGTTTAACAAAAGGAACCTTTGTATGATACTGTTTAAATAATTCTTCAGCTTGTAGCTTATTTATACCTAGCTCTGCTTGTAATTTATTTTTACCCATACCATAGAAAAGACCTAAGTTAATCGTCTTTGCTTGTGTTCTAGGTATCTCTGCCATATCTGCTACGATCTTATGAAAGTCTGCATCACCTTCTTTGTATGCATCCACAACATCTTCTACAGAATAAAAACCTTGTAATGCTGCGTAGTGAACTACAAGTCTAGGCTCTTGTTGTGAATAATCAAAACATCCCCACTTACAATTCTCTTCAGGTATAAATAAACTTCTGATCCGTGGTCCGAGATCTTTGTTCCTTGCAGGTATCTGTTGTAAGTTTGGATTATTCATACTGAATCTACCTGTAACTGTACCACCGCTATCACCACGTAGTTGATTTATCTCTGCGTGTATTCTACCTTTGTGTGAGTATTTTAATATTGTATCTATAAATGTTGTGTGTGCTTTGTTTATCTCTCTAGCTTTTGCAATGGCTTGCACAATATTGTGCGGGTGATTAGATAAAAAGTTTTTAGTAAAGCTTGGAGCTTGTGTCTTTGCAGTTCTTTCGTATGGTAGACCAAGTTTATCAAACACTTTTGCAATAGATCTTGCGGCCCATATCTGCACATCTTGTTTTGTCTCTGCATATATAGCACCCAATAATCTATTCTCCTCCTCTACCATTCTTTGTTTTTCATAAGCTGCTCTGTCTGCGTCTACACGCACACCTAGAAATCTCATGTCTACCAGAACAGGAAACAGTTTAGTCTCCATGTTAAATATGTTTTCTATATCTTGATGTATTATTTCTTTTTTAAACTCCTGCCATAGCTCCAATGTAAGTTGGGCATCACGCTCCGCGTAAGATCCAACGTACATAGCTGGCAGCTTATACATCTCTGCTTTGGGATCTACACCCCAAGACTTTGCAGTTTCTTGTAATACACTTTCATCTTTACCTTTACCAAGATACTCTCTTGATAAACCATTTAAATCATACCTGTATCTATTTTCATCAATAAGAGATGCAGCTATCATTGTGTCTACTATCTGTCCTTTTACATTTATACCAATAGCTCTTAACCAACATATATCGTACATAGCATTGTGAAATATTTTTATAGAGTCTGTATTCATCTGGTCTTGTAACCATTTGAGAACCATCTTACGATCCATATTACCACCACCCTCGTGTCCTATTGGATAGTATGCACACCAGTCGTGTGTTGCTAATGATATTCCAACCACATCACCTACACCTACAACAGAACCAGAACCCATTCTTTCGTTTAAGTTTGGATCTTTTGTTTCTAAGTCTATGGCTATCTCATCATACTTGCTTAGATCTGGGAAGTCTGTTGGTGGTATCCATTCTGTCTGCGGTCTAAATAGTGGAGTTTTCATTTTTTTGTACCTTTTCTATGTTAGTTAGTTTTTCTATATCTTCGTATGGAACCATTGTAATTTTATCTAACCTACCTTCTCTTTGATAAATTTTATAAACACCTTTTCCTTTTTCGTAACCTTTCTCTTTTAATTTATTAACTACGTAGTTTAATAATTCTTCTCTATCAACCAGTAGCCAATATTTGTTTCTTTCAAAAACAATGTAATCAGCTTTACCTTTTACCCATCCAGGTTCACCTCTCACATTAGTTCCTTCAACCCAAGCTATATCGTCTTGTGGATTGTTATCCCATCTGTTTTTCTTTTTCATTCCTTTAACATCAAATTTATAAAGTTTATTTTTATAAGTGCCTTTGACATCCCAGTGTTCTTTTATATTCTCATATTTATTTGCCCATATTGGGTTAGTTAAATTTTTAGCAAAATTTTGTTCAGATATTTTTGCTTGTTTTATGTATTCTTCCCAAGCCATATTAATTATCCTTACATTCTCCAGCTATTGCCATGTACGCAGCGGCATCAACATAAGTATCTTCTGTTGGCTGACCAAATTTAGTTCTTGCTATTTTTAACAAAGCCATCATCACAGCAGCATCGTGTGCTGTAATTTTTTTATCTAAATACGCAGACCAAAGATTTGCTATATTCTTATGGTTTTGTACCTTATCACCATAAGTTTTTGCTCTAGGTCCCATTATTAATTCTCTTGCTAACTTTAACGCTTTCTCTGTTTTCATATGTTATATCCTTTGTAAATGTCTTTTGGTCTAATGATGTGTAAATGTTTTTTAGTTCTAGTTGCACCAACGTAGAATAATCTATTTTCATCATCAGGGTTTTGTTCGTAGTTTCTTTGTGTGTTTCTAGATAGATCAGTCAAGAGAACTACATTATCTTGTTCACCACCTTTTACTCCATGTATTGTAGATAAAGTTATTCTAGGAGCAGAATTTAATTCCTCACCATTTTCCCTCATACGTCTTATATACCTCATTTTTTTTCTAGGTGCACTATCAAAAGATTCAAACCAAACTTTGTCTGTCTTCAACCACATCCTTTCTAATAAACCCGACATTTTATATCTCGCATCCTTGTCCATGTATTTTAAAGAATTTTTTTCAAAATGTTTTTCTGACATGTAAGAAGATATTCTAGATAATTGTTCGTAGTTTATATCAACACCTTTACGCACATTTTCCCAATCAGTTATTGCAGTGTACAAATCTTGTTCTTTATTTGTTTTAAATTTGTTCTCGTAATACAATCCTTGAGAGAACAGTTGTTCTTCTAAATCCTCTAACATAAATCTTGTTCTAGCTAACACTAGCCAATTACCCTCTTTCATGTTAATCTTTTCAAAGTCATCATAATATGAAAGTAATCCTCTTTGCGTTTTTGGTCTCCACTCTTTTGGTAGTCTGTGCTGTATCTTATTTACTATACGCGATGCAACATCATGAACTACCTGCGGTATTCGGTATGACTGTGTCAGTTTCATCATTCTTCCCGTTTGTGTTATAAAACTATCTACATCTGCACCTGCCCATCTAAATATAGCTTGATCATCATCGCCAGCTATGTAAGTGTCTTGTGTTTTATCCCATATTGATCTTGCCATGTTCCACTGTGATGTAGATAAATCTTGTGCTTCATCTATAAAAACCACATCAAACTTTGGTGATTTATCTGACTTTACAAATTCTGTAATCATGTCTGCAAAATCTATTAAGTTATAATCTTTCTTGTATTGTTTTAAATCGTAAACAAACTGTTTAAGTTGTTGCACTGTTATATCTTGTGTATGTTCTTTTAAATTATATTGTCTTTCTGGTGTAATACCACGTAACTTAGCCATCTGTGTTATACGTAATAAATCACTTTTAGTTGTAAATAATCCCGTGTGTTCATCATCGTATTCGTGATAATCTAAATTGTATCCTGTCTTTCTACCTAAATCCTCATAGTGACTACCTTGCATAACATCTTCTTTTTTAATACCAAGTCTTTTAAAAGCTAAAGAGTGCAGTGTTCTAAAATAAGGTAAGTCTTTTTTAGTAAGATTAAATTTTGACATAGCTCTGTCTCTAGCTTCGTATGCAGCTTTTTGTGTAAAAGAAAAATAACCGATCTTATCTGGATCTGTTTGTTTTAAATACTTGTCTACTTCATTTAATAATGTAGTTGTTTTACCTGTGCCAGGTGGACCCAATACAATAGTTTTCAAAACGCATCCTCCCTTTTAAAAGTTCTAGTTTTTATTTTTATGTCTTGCTTTTCAAATTCTTTTAATTTTATTACAGATAATTTTTTCTTACCTATGTTCATTCTAATGTGTTCACAGTTACAGTGCTCTAGTAACCATAGTATTGTAATGTCATATTTTTCTGTCCACTTATGTCTGTGTAAAAATTTATGAAAAAAATGTGTGAATATAAAATGGTGATGTCCGTCTTTATTCCAAACATTACCTGATTCCATATCTTCTTTTTTTGATCCCTCAGCAGTTCTGCTTGTGCAATAATTTTCTAAGTGTTGAGCCAGTTGCTCTAACTTAGATGCACCAGATGGTGCCTCTACTATCTCTGGATTAGCCATTAAAGATGACACCAGATCCTTATAGTCTTTTGGTTTTAAAGTAGGTGGAAATTTATAGATTTGATTCATACAAGCTCTTACAAATAATCTTTGCTCTTGTAGTTCCTCTGCTTTTAATTCTACTCTTTCACCGTCAACGTTTAGCCTAAATATTTTTGGATCTATTTCTACTATTTGTAAGTCAGACAATTGTGGAAACATAGTTTGTGTGCCAATACCATATTTTCTAGTCTTGCATAATTGTTTATCACAGTGATTACACATCGGCTCTTCAATGCACTTAAAAGCATAGTCTTTATTATTTTTTCTAAATTTTGCTATCTCATCGTGTCTAAATGGATTTACAAAATGTTTAAAATTAAACTCATCTAATTTATCTGCCCAGCTGTCTGGCCATTTTTTCTTAGCATATACTCTAAATTGAAACATAACCCTGTCTCTACCATCATCTAACTTTTCTTTTGTTAAAGATTCTAAACAAGGTGGGCCATCATCAAACTCTGATGGTGGTCTTTGTATTTTTAAATCTTGTAGTTCTTTTGGTGTGAGAGCACCGACCTCAACAGAATTTAAAAAAGCATCTATTTTAATTGCTTGGCCTTTAGAATCAAAGCAATATCTTGTTGTATTTTTGTAATTAAAGTATGGTAAGTTTAAGAAATTTCCTGTATCATCTTGCGATTTTAATTCAATTTGTTTAGGAAATACTTCAGCATTACCAAATCCTAACACAGCACTTAACGACATTAATTTATCTCGCATTAATTTTGCTGGTACAAAATCTGTTGTAAATAAAAATATATGTGCTCCACCACTTTTAGATCTACAGACCCAAAGTGGTACACCTATTGGTAGTTTGTTTAAAAGTTGTTTGTGATCAAGATTGTATTTATCTACGTCAATACATCCCCATCTACATTCATTGTTTTCGTTAATAGGTATAATACCAAGACTAGGTTCTATACCGTTAAGATGATCTTCCCAGAGTTTATCAGTAACTGGTTCTCGTTTTACAAACGATTTACCTTTTACCTTAACTCCATCGGCACCTTTTTTGTCCACATAAGTGCAACCATGTGCTCGCTTTAATCCTGTAAATATCTTTCTAAAATCTTCCATAATTATTTTGTTGGGGGCGGGTCCAGTCTCCCATTACCGCCCCTCTATCTTCCCTAGGAAGTTTTTAGTACGGTGAATCGGATTTAGATTCCTGCTCTCCGTGTTTTACTTTAACTTCACCCTTTGAAACGTTTGCTCCAAAGTCTTTAGCTATTTTGTAAATACCCGAATCGCTGATTGGTCCAACTCTAGACACGTCCCAGCCAAACCACGTACCCTTGTCGTTAGACTGTTGTACGGTTTTTAACTTGTAAATGTGGCTATATGTTGGCGGTGTAAACATACCATTTTTACCTTGCATCTTT